AAGGTTTGCAGAACCTCTCAGCGTATGCCTTCAATGCCAGACACTCTAATACCATCCTGGCTGACGCTGCTCTCTATGACGATATGGTTGCACCCAATCTCGCAATCATTGACAACGTAGCAACTACAACAGGAATTGAAGAGATCGTGCGAACTGTCATGGCAGATGGCGATAAGCCAGATCTCGTCATTGTTGACTACATTCAGCAATACCAAACAGGTACTCCAGACATCGACAAACAAGAATACACACGAGTGTCTCAAGTTGCTACCAACCTTCAAATGCTTGCCTTTGATACGCAAATACCTTTCCTTGTGCTTTCCAGTCTGAAGAAGCTTGATGCTAAGGATGAACCGTCCCTGGACTGGTTCCGTGGCTCTGGAGTTGTGGGTTATGCGTCCTGGGCAGCACTGATACTCACAAAAGGTGAGATTGATACTCCGCAATTCAAGGAAGTAGCACTGCACACAGTTAAGAACAAAGCAGGTAGAACTGGCATTTTAGTGCCCGCAAAACTAAAGGGTGCCTATTCAACATTTATTCAGAATGGAGGTGTTTCTATTGCCTAAGCAGGTCAAATATCTTCTATGCCCATTCACAGGCTCTGAGTGCGCTTCTAATTGTGCTTTGGCTGGAGTTATTGACGATAAGAGAGTTTGCGCCTTAGCGTGTCTCTCAGATAGCGATAAAGCGATATTTAAGCGAAACGCACACGCTCCAAATGTGTCGGAGCGAGAACTAGAAAAAATGGAACTAAGAGAGCGAGTTGAAATGACTCGCTTTCTTTATGAGAAAGGAGAGCTGAAGTGAACGGATTCAGACGTAGTTATGAAGAACTAGACCACTCCCCCTTCACGAAGGATGAAATTGCAATCATTGAGCGCGAAGTTCCCAAGCATGGACCTACGTGGTCAGGCTTTAAGCGTCTTATGCCTAACCGCTCAATTACTGACATCAAAGTGTTTGCAAGGTCTCGTGGACTTCAAAGCAAGACAAGTCTTACACGCTCACACAGAATTTGGAGCGAGAAAGAAGATGCACTCATTGTTGCAATCCTGGAGACACTCTCAAAGAAGCTTCAACGTGAGCCACAGATGGTTTGTAACCATGCGTACAGACTATTCACGCAGAGGGAGAAGCTCAATGAGCAAGCGTAAGAGTATAGATGAAATAAATGTTTCATCTCTTTCATCATTTAAGAAAAGAGGGAGACGAACATACCAGTCATGGACTTGGTCAGAGCTTGAGACGCTTTGGCGCAATCCTTCCATGACTGCTAAAGAACTCCACGAGCTTATTCCTACGCATTCGGTGCAAGCAATCACCATGGTGCGTCATCGCTATGGAAGGTATCGCACAGAAGGCATTGTGCCTTTGTGTCAGAAGTGTGGACAGCATCCTGTGTGGGTTGATGCAGAGGATGCGAAGCGTTGGGGACTCTGTAAAGAGTGTGCGCTTGACGAGCGTGAGTACTTGAGAAAGCACACGCAAGAGCTTGAGCGCAAGCAGAATTTGGAGCGTCAGCTTGCCTTTAAGATGAAGAGGAAGAAGGAGCGAAAAGCAAAGGTCAAAGGCATTGAAGACGCAACCACTCACAAACGCAAACCATGAGAAGTATGTGCTCGCAAGAGTTGCTGGCAAGAGCCAGCGACAGGCAATGCTGGAAGCTTATCCGCAACGCTCAAAGTGGAAGCCAGATACGGTTGACCAAGCTGCTTGCAGGCTTGAAGCTGACAGCAAGATAAAGGCAAGGCTTCAAGACCTCCAAGAGAGAGCTTCAAAGAAAGTAACTATCACCCGTGCTCAAGTCTTGAATGGCATGGGCAAGACGTTTGCAATGGCGCAAGAGTCTATTGCAGACTCAGGCGTGAATCAGACTGCAGTCACTGCTATCTCAAGCATTGGCAGGACTCTTTTAGACGCAATCCCAGAAGATGTGGAAGAAGAAGAGAAGCCATTCGTGGCAGACTTCGCCCTTCTCTTAGCACCACCGTTTCTCTCACTGCATAGAGCTATTGCTCAAGACGCAGGAGGTGAATGGTGGCTAAGGGGAGGGCGTTTTTCTTTGAAAAGCTCCACTGTCTCTTTAGAGATCATGCAAGGACTTATGGAGCATAAGGACCGCTCTGCTTTTATCATGCCAAAGATTGGCAAGGATATCGGAGACGGTGTATTTGAGCAGATGTTATGGGCGATTGATAAGCTCAACATCCGTGACGAGTGGAAGCCTTCTAAGAGCCCGTACAAGCTCACACGCCCCGCAACTGGTCAAGTCATCACCTTCCGTGGTGGTGACCATACACAGAAGACAAAGGCAATCAAGGCACCAAATGGAACGTACTACGCCTATCAATGGTTCTCTGAGGTCGACCAGTTCAATGGCTGGGGTGAACTCAGGACCGTTATGCAGTCTGTCACTCGTGATGCGCCTGAAGGTTCTGTGTACTTCCGTTTTTTCGACCATAACCCGCCACGTTCTCGCGATGCTTGGGTAAATGAGCACGTCTCTACCATGCTTTCGACTCACCCGGAGCGCGTCATTGAGTCAAGCTACCTCGATGTGCCACATGAGTGGATACCAGAGCAGGTACGAAAAGACGCTGAAGCACTCAAGGAGCTTGACGAGGAAGCATACCGCCATGAGTGGTTAGGTGAGCAGGTTGGCTTTGGCTCTGAGGTATTCACTCGCGTTGAAGTGAGAGACATCACGCACGAGGAGCGCAAAAAGCTTGAGTATCACTACTATGGCGTTGACTGGGGCTTCTCACAGGATCCATTTGCGTGGGTGAAGATTGCCTATGACGCAAAGACGCGCACGCTCTACATCCTGGACGAGTTCGTCAAATGTGGACTCTCTAACCAAGACACCGCTGAGCTCGTAAGCGAGAAGCTGAGCAATGCGCTCAAAGACGGTGAGGATGTCATTGAAGACGCTGAGCCCTATGCCACAGTGTGGTGCGACTCAGCAGAGCCAAAAAGTATTGCTGACTTCAAAGCTAATGGCATTAACGCTCGCGGTGCGCTCAAGACTGGTGCTCATAACATCCATAACTCGATTAAGTGGCTGCAGTATCGCACAAAGATTGTCATCGACTCCAGCTGCACCACTGCAGCACGAGAGTTCAGCAATTACTCATATGTGATGACAAAGGACAACCAGCTCACGGGGCAGTTGCCAGACGCTGATAACCACACTATCGACGCTGTGCGTTATGCGTGTATGACGCTTATCAATGACAGAAGCTTGACGTAAGAGAAAGGTTCTCACCTTGTCAAAGATTACTATCCAAAAGCCAGAATGGGCACTCAGATACCTGAAGAAGCGTAAGTTTACGCCGGACACGTCAATGGATAAGTTCCAGCAACTGTGGTGGGGCTGGTTCACGCATGATAACGAGTACTACAAGCAGCCTTACATCATCAACAATGGTGCTGACTCATATGACAGGCTCTCCATTAGTCCAGCTTCAATGGTTGCAAGTGAGATTCCAAGTCTGATCATGAACGAAGGCACAATACTTTCAAGCTCTGAAGACGTAGTGAATGACTGGCTAGAGCGCACTATTCCTAATTTTGTTGATGAGCAAGCAGAGTTCATCAGCACTGTCTTTGCGCTTGGTGTTGGTGCATGGGTAGCTAACTTCCATGGATACGAGGGCAACGTCTCAACCAGCATTGATTCTATGAAGGCATGGCAGATTATTCCACTGCTTGGTGATGGCTGCGCATTCATCTCAAAGGTAACTGTCAACTCTAAGATGTATGACCAACTGCAGCTCAGATACTTCAATCAGGAGAGCCAGTCTCACGTAATTGAGACCTTGCTCTTTAACTCGCAGAACCGCATTACTCCTGTTGAGGTTGAAGGTATTACCGGCTTTGTTGATACCAAGCAGCCACTGCCAACCTATGCGCTTGTTAAGCCAGCTAAGTACAACGCTCATGACGAGCTCACACCTCTTGGTGCATCAGTAATTGAAGACATCTGTGACTCTTGCAGACTGGTAGACGAAGCGTTTAACCAGATGTACTGGCAGGTTAGAGTCTCACTGCCAAAGATGGTTGTAGATGAGCAAGCCATTGTGCGTGATAGCAAAGGTGAAGCCAAGTTTGTAAACACTATGGACCAGATTATGTTCGCACCAATTTCTGCTGGCATTAGTGCAGAGTCTCCTATGACGGTCTATAACCCTGACACGCACATTGATGACATGGTTACTGCGTTCAACAATGCTCTTGCTGTTCTAGGCTTTAGAACTGGCTTTGGTGCAGGGTACTGGTCATTCACGCTGGGGCAGGGACTCAAGACTGCGACAGAGGTTGTCAGCACCAACGCAACGCTCATTAGAACCATCAGAAAGCATGAGCACTCCATTGAGAACTCGGTAAGAGACCTTGTCCAGGGTGCATTCGCTGCTGAGTGCGCCATGAATGGCTACAAGGTAGACGAGCCTGTGCCAGTTGACATTCTGTGGGATGACTCAGTTATTTCAGATGACAAAGCAGACCGCGACATGATGAAAGATGACATTGCACGCGGTCTTTGCCCTAAGTGGAAGTACCTCGTTAAGTACCAAGGCATGAGTGAGGAAGACGCAAAGGCGTTTACCAGTGAGACTGGCGGTATCGCACTTGACGCAGACCTTGGTGAGTAATCGTGAAACCGACTGAAGAAATCGCTGTGCGTCTCGTGGGAGGCGCACAGTCTGCTTATGTACAGGAACTCTCATACTTCTTTCTCAACCTGCTTGATGAGGTAGTACGCACCAATGGCGCGGTTATTAGAGGTCGAGAGATTGCAGACTTTGAGCGTCTCTCTAGGCTCTCTCGTGAGGAAGCTCTAGCGATCTATTACAAGTACCGCCCGGCAATCGACAAGCAGACACGCGAGGTCTTGAGGGAAGCTCTTAAAAAGACGGATGATGCACTCGTAGGGCAGTTTGTACGAGCGATGGGCTCACGCCGTCATATGACTAATCTAGCAACTATCATCGCTGCTCAGACGGCGCAGGGTATGAATGAGGTCCTTGAGCGTCAGAATATCGCACTTGCTAAAGACCAAGCAGCACTCTGGTATGACGTAACCGCCGAAGCAACCGCCCGTCATCAAGCAGGAGAGCCAACACGAGCAGTTATGGAGCGTGGCGTTACAAGGCTTGCTAACTCAGGACTAGAGACGATTGACTACATCAGTGGCACCAAGACAACCATTGACGCAGCTCTCAGACGCCACATTGTTTCCCAGGCTAACCAAGCGAGAAACCGCCTTCTTATGCAGCGTATGGACGAGTGGGAATGGGACTTGGTCTTTGTTGACGCACACTTTGGAGCGCGTCCAAGCCACGCAGAATGGCAAGGCAAAGTGTATTCCAGGAGCGGGACAAGCACTGAATACCCTTCTTTGGTTGACGCTACAGGCTATGGCACCGTGACAGGGCTGTGCGGAGCAAACTGTGTAGTTGGTGATACAAAAGTGTCAGGACCTTATGCTTCTGCGGCTTATCGGCGTAAGTATTCCGGGCAAATTGTCACTATACGAACAGCGCTCGGTCATAATCTTACCGTCACCCCAAATCACCCAATACTTACCCCTCAAGGATGGGTTGCTGCTAGCCAGCTTAAAAAGGGAGACTATGTATTCAGCCGCGTTAATCGTGACAGGATGCCACTTGGTGTTAGACCAGACAAGTACGAGTGTGAACCCACTATCAAGCAGGAGTTTGATTCTCTTAGGGATACGTTCGGCATTAGGACCTTTCTTGGGTCTTCCGCTAACTTCCACAACGATGGAATCGCCAATCAAAATGTCGACGTTGTATTTGTCAATAGCAGCTTGGTAGACAACGTCAAGACCAAAAGATTCAAGCATACTCCCAAGCCTGCTCTCTTCGATGCTTCCAGGCTTTCCGATTGCAGCCTTGGTCTTGGCTCTTTTGCAAAGGTCAGTATGCGTTTTCCTACTACCTCTTACAGTATCTTGCGCATGTTTACAAAGAGCCCTTCTCTCTTCCAGAGAACATCTCGCCATTCTAGTTTTGGTAGCCATTCGTCTATCTTGCGGGAGAACTCCTTGTTCCTTAAGTCTATTAGTAATTGTCGTTTGGGAAACACCAAGCTGTTCAGCAATAACAGTTTTATTGAACCCTTTATTCCAAAGATTAACGACACGTTCGATATCAACACTCTTCTTACGTCTATCGGTCTTCAAGCCAAGAGCTTTGAGTTCGCTGGCGATAATCCTATCCCGGCATCTGAAATGCTTTCTCATAGTTCTGATAGAAGCTCCTTCATTGTAGAGCCTGACGAGATCATCAGTGTTGATACTCGGATGTGGTCTGGGCATGTATACAACCTTTCAACAGAAAATGCCTGGTATTTTGCTAATTCTATTGTAACACATAACTGCTACCACTACATGACACCGTATGTGCCTGGATACTCTCAGCTGCCAGATATGGACTATTCAGAGCAAGAGCGCATCACAGGCATGACTAGTGACGAGTACTACGCAGCCACGCAGAAGCAGCGTAGATATGAGCGTCTCATTAGAAGCCAGAAAAGAGAGATCTCTTACCTTCAAGAGGTGAGAGCAGATGCGGTAAAGCAGCGTATTAGGCTTGGTGAGCTGCAAGACAAGCTGCGTCAATTCACACATGACAATCATCTGCGCCGTGACTATGAGCGAGAGCGTGCCTGGGCAGTCAGCAAGCAGCCAAGAGCGTTGAAGACTCGTCCGATTCTTGCTAGACAATCTAAAAACATAAGCTTTAAAGGTTCTTTTAAAGATACAAAAGAGCTTATGGAAGCTTATTCTGGCAAAGACGTAGATGTTCCTGGCATATTTAAAGAAAGAACACAGGTCAATATTGACTTTTCTCAAAATGATTTCCCGCTAAACATACAAAAGCAAATTGCTGTTGCATCTGAGCATGCTTTTAATTTTATGGGTGACAGCATTAAACAGCCCTTGACTTT